AGTGGCGTTGTAACGCCGGCAGCCCAGTACGAACCAAGGCGCAATCCGCTGTCTCCCGACCAATTGCGCGCGGGGCTGGGCACTTATACAAGGATCACCATGGCAACATTAACCCTTCGGCTTTCAGTGCGGGTGGCCTGGTGGTTCCCGATCTATAAATTCTGTCTGCTTGCCGGCACCCGGTTGACCCGGCGCGAGCCGGACATGGCGAAAGTAGCACGCTGGTGCGAACGCGCCATCAAAGTGAGTGTCATATGAGCATGCTGACGTTTTGGATGCTGCTGGCTGGCACAATCGCTGTGGCGTTTGTGGGTGGCTGCATTTGGGTTGACCTCCACTCGAAACTTCCGCACAAGTGGAAGCGGTATGGGGCGTAAGTCAAAGCTTACCGAGAGCCAGTGGGCGCAAATTGAAAAGCGGCTGCTGGAAGGCGAGGCATCCAGGGCGCTTGCCAAAGAGTTCGGAGTCTCCGAGGGTCTTATTCGCAAGCGCAAAGGTACGCGGGTAAAACAGATAAAAACCGTTGGGAATCAATTAGTTACAGCGGAGCTTGCTTACAGGGCGCTCGATTCTGGTACGCGTGAAGGTACGCAGCGGTACGCAGCCAAGCTGCTGGCGATCAGCGATGACATGCTGGACGGCGCAGCCCATGCGGCTTCGACATTCCGACAACTGAGCGCCATCGCGAGCACGGAAATGAAGAAGGTCGATGTTGTGGACCCGCACCTGTCGCTGGATACGCTAAAGGCTGTTTCATCCCTGACTGCGATGGCGAACGAGGCGGCCAAGACGCCGATCAACTTGATTGCTGCCAACAAGGAAGCCGTGCGCGACATGGCCCAGGCCGACAGCCCAGCGGCTAAAACCATATCATGGGACGAATTCTATGGAAGCGCGCCAAAGCCTAAACAACGGCGTGCTGGAGTCATTCTGGAGAACACCGGCACGCAATAGAGTCCTGTACGGTGGGCGTAGCTCTGGCAAGTCCTGGGCCACTGCTGAGGCCGCGATTGTGCTGGCGCAGTGCATGAAGCTGCGGTTTCTGTGCACGCGCCAGTTCCAAAACAAGATCGAGGAATCGGTCTACACGCTGCTGAAAATCCAGATCGAGCGATTTGACTGGCAGGCCAAGTTCAAGATCACGGACAACAAGATTGTCTGCCTGACGACCGGCAGCGAGTTCGTGTTTTATGGGCTGTGGCGAGCTTTGGATGAAATCAAATCGCTAGAGTCCATTGATATTCATTGGGCCGAAGAGGCGCACCTGCTTACAGAACCTCAGTGGGAGATAATTGACCCGACGCTTAGAAAAGAGAGTTCCCAGCATTGGATTGTGTTCAATCCACGGTTGATGACAGACTTTGTCTATAAGCGGTTCGTGACAAGGCCGCCTACCGACACAATTTGCCGCAAGCTTAATTACACAGAAAACCCGTTTCTCAGCGAGACGATCAAGCGTGTGATCGAGGCGGCAAAGGCGGAGGATTACGAGCACTACCTGCATATTTACGAGGGCGTCCCGCTCAACGACGATGAAACATGCGTCATCAAGCGGAGCTGGCTGCAGGTTGCAATTGATGCGCACATAAAGCTGGAAATTGATGTTTCCGGAGCGCACCGCATGGGCTTCGACGTGGCGGACGCGGGCGAGGATGCCTGCGCTACGGTCGCGTCGCATGGACCACTGTCTTATTGGTCCGACTCCTGGCGCGCAAGCGAGGATGAGCTGCTAAAGTCCTGCACTAGGGTCTGGCACGTCGCACGCGCCCATGGCGCGAAAGTGATTTATGACGCGATTGGCGTCGGCGCCACTGCTGGCGCGAAGTTCAACGAGATAAACGCGGGGAACACAGGCCGCGTAGAACATGAAAAGTTTTTTGCGGGCGGCTCTGTGGTGAAGCCTGACTCCCTGTATGCCGACAGCCGGCTAAAGAACAAAGACTTCTTCAACAATGTCAAAGCGCAAGCATGGTGGCTCGTCGCCGACAGGTTGAGAAATACCTACAACGCAGTCAACAACGGCCAGCGCTTCGAGCCTGACGAGATGTTGTTTCTGGACTCAAAGATGCCAAACCTTACCGCGATGATCGATGAACTGTCCACGCCAAAGAAGGATTACGACTTGGCTGGGCGCGTGAAAGTGGAGTCAAAAAAAGACTTGGCTAAACGCAACGTTTCATCTCCAAACCTCGCGGACGCCTACATCATGGCGAACTTGCCCGGCGAGTTTGGCCGCCGGTCATTCTTCGGCTGACATGTTCGGATTCTGGAAAAAACCCGTTGCGGTGGCGCAGGACAAGCCACGCCGCAGCGTTTTTTCGACGCATGCAGAGCGCATCGAGCCCAGCTTTGCCATCGGTGAGGTGCTGGGTGCCCTCAAGCGCGCGCAACCCGTGTTCCACGGCGAGTTCGCCATGGATGACTCCAGCGACGGCTATCCCGCGTTCAAGGGCTTCGCCTCGGCACCGACGAACATGAGCGACGTGCTTGATGTGGTACGCCTCTCAGGGCTTCATCGGGCACCAGCTCTGCGGCATCCTGGCCCAGCACTGGCTGATCAACAAAGCCTGCGCCATGCCCGGCGACGATGCCATCCGCAAGGGCTATGACGTGGTGAGCGTGGATGGCGACGACTTGGACCCCCAGGCTCTCAAGCTGATCAAGCAGTACGACCGATCCATGAAGGTCGATACGAACCTGCGCGAGTTCATCCGCAAAGGACGCATTTTCGGCATTCGCATTGCCATGTTCAAGGTCGAATCCACCGACCCTCAGTATTACGAAAAGCCGTTCAACATCGACGGCGTGACGCCGAAGAGTTACAAGGGCATCGTGCAGATTGATCCCTATTGGACCGCGCCGATGCTCGATCAGGCCAGCGCCAGCCAGCCTGACAGCCTGCATTTTTACGAGCCGACGTATTGGATGATCAATGGCGTCAAGGTGCACCGCTCGCATCTGATCATCTTCCGCCATGCCGAGCCGGTGGACGTGCTCAAGCCTCAGTATCTATATGGCGGCGTGCCGCTGCCCCAGCAGATCATGGAGCGGGTCTACGCGGCCGAGCGCACCGCCAATGAGGCGCCGCAACTGGCAATGACCAAGCGCACGAATGTCTGGCTGACCGACATCGAGAAGGTCATGGCGAATACCACCGAAGCGGCGCAGCGCCTGAGCGACTGGGCCGCATTCCGCGACAACTACGGCATCAAGCTCGGCGACAAGGAAGGCGACGAATTCCAGCAGTTCGACACCAGCCTGGCGGATATGGATGCGCTGATCATGACGCAGTACCAGCTTGTGGCCGCGCAGGCGGGCGTCCCCGCTACCAAGCTCATTGGCACATCCCCCAAAGGCTTCAACGCCACAGGAGAATACGAGGAATCTAGCTATCACGAGATGCTGGAATCCATTCAGATGCACGACCTGACGCCGCTGCTGGAGCGTCACCATGCGCTGGTGATCCAGGCGTATGTCAATCCGGTCATGGCTGACATCAATTGCGAAACGACTGTGGCCTGGCGTCCGCTGGACAGCCAGACAGCCAAGGAGCTGGCCGAGACGAATCTATCCAAGGCGCAGACTGGCCTCGCGTTGGTACAAGCCGGCGCCATCGATTCCGAGGACGAGCGCCAGCGCATCGCCACCGACAAGACCAGCGGATACAACGAGCTGGGCCTGCAGGACAGGGAAGCACCGGGCCTGCCGGACGCGGGTGAAGGCGATGATCCGGCGGATGCAGGCAATGGCGCCGCAGAAAAAGAATGAACTGGTGGGTGGCGCCCTGCGTCCCGCCGCTGGCATCTGGCAAGACTTCGGCGATGCGATCACCAAGGAAATAGAGCTTTTCGCGCGGGACATCGCACGGGAAATGAAGGCGGCGTTTGCTGGAGATCATCCCGGCATGGCGATGGATGCAAGTGTTACCGCTGCCGCCAAGAGACGCATCAACGCACTGCGCGAAAAATGGTACAAACGCTTCAATCATTTATCGCGTACCGCGGTTGATCGGATGATGGCCCGCACCATCCGCAACTCGACTGTCACGCTGAACATGTCGCTGCGTGAGATTGCCGAGCATATCTCGATCAACACCGCGTTTAGCGACCAGCGGCTGAAAGACGTGATTGCGGCCAGTACGCAGCAGGCGGCGCAGTTGATAAAGCTGATCCCCGGCAAGTACCTGGATGAAGTGCAAGGCCAGGTGATGCGCTCGATCACCAGTGGTCAGGGCATGAAGGACTTGGTGCCGTTCCTGGCTGAAAAGTACAAAGGTAACGTCAAGTGGGCGCGCCATGTGGCGATGGACCAGACGCGCAAGGCGTACAGCACGATCAATTCGACACGCCTGCAACAAATGGGCATCGAAGAATACGTGTGGATTCACACGGGCGGCGGGCGCTACCCGCGCGAGGAACACATCGCCATGTCGGGCAACACGTACCGCTATGACGATCCGCCTGTGATCGACAAGCGAACGGGTGAGCGGGGGAATCCCGGACAGGCCGTGTTTTGCTTCCCAGAATGGTCAGGCGTCGAAACAACGAACGGAATTCACAAGCTCTTTCGGCGCAGGTTTACAGGCGAGCTGTCCAAGATCGTTACGGAATCTGGTGAAGCGATTGAAGCGACACCCAATCACCCAATACTGACCTTGGATGGATGGAAGTCCATTCAGAGCATCGATGTGGGCGACTATGTAATCAAGGCTGGCGGTAAGGGCCTCGACGGTCTTGAAACAGACATACAGGGGCGTGCGGCCACAATTCGACAGCTTTTTGATGCGGCCGCGTCTTGCATCGGCGGAGGAGCCTCCTTTGCCGGCGGGTCCACATTTGAGTTCCACGGCGACATGTCCGACAGTGAAATCGACGTTATAGACATCGATGCGTTCCTGTCGGACAAAGCTGATGCCGCGTTCTGTCAGAAAACAGTCGAATTCATGCTCGCCTGGGCCAATAAATGCCGGGTTGATGCTGGTTTGCATGGTGATGGCTCTCCCGACCAGACGCTCATGCGCGCTTTTGGTGCCCCTGAGGGACTCGTGAGCCGCCTTTGTTCGGTCGCTGCGCTGCTGCGCAGTCATGCGGGCCATGCTGGTGATGTTTGCGGCACTTTGGCCGCGTATCTGACAGCCAGATTCGATCAATCGGCTGCGGATGACGTTTCTGGAAATGCTGTAACGCTTCGCCAACTCAAGCTCGCTGATGCCTGCGACGTAGGCCGAAGCGATCTCCGCATTGGGGAGTTCTACGCGGTTGTGAGCCGTGCGTTTGATCTTCGGGATAGCGTGGCCCCGAGCGCGGATCGCCTTGCTGAGATAGTCGGCGCTCACCCCGAGGTGGGCCGCAGTGGTTTTCAGATTGCGCCCTGCTTTCAGAAGTATGAGCGCGTCGTCAATCGTGGAGTCAAAGAGTTTTCTGGGCATGTGTACAACCTTGAGACAGGTAGGAACTGGTTTACTGTGAACGGGTTGATTGTACACAACTGCCGCTGCATAGCGAAGCCGAAGCTTAACTTTGGAAACAAAAATGCCTCTTGAGTCGGGTCACAGCAACAAGGTCATCAGCGGCAATATCGCCGAGCTGGTGAAAGCAGGGCATCCACAAGCCCAGGCTGCGGCTATTGCTTACTCGAATGCGCGCAAGTCGCACGGCACGGATGCGGGTGAACAGCCGGTGGCGTTCATTATTTACACCGATGGCGAGCTAATCCTATGGATGCATCGCACCGATGACGGCACTTGGTCATTCGTTGGTGGCGGTGTAGAGGAAAACGAATCTGCGATTCAAACAGCCATCCGCGAGAGCATCGAGGAAACGGGGCACGTCCCTCAATCGGGGCTGACGCTGGTGTACCGCGAGGGCAATGCCTGCGTCTATACATGCGACGACGGCCAATTCAATCCCGTCCTCAACGATGAGCATGACGGTTTCGTATGGGCCACGATGGCCGACGCGCCTGAGCCTTTGCTGCCTGCTGTTGTGGTTCAGGTTGCAGCCGCTGGCATGGACAAGCGCGAATATGACGGGAACGGATGGTTTGAAGTCAGCGACAACCCACTAAGCAAGGTAGGCGTGTTCCCTTATTCCGGCGCATCCATCGGCGACGATCAGGCCGAGCCGGACAAGCTTTACAACGTGCTGCGCCCCGCCGAAGAGTTGGGCTCGCAGGACTGTATCGACAGCTTCAAGTTGCTGCCCTGGATTGACGATCACGTCATGCTGGGCAGCGAAGAGGCGGGCCTGATGCCTGCCGAGCGCAAGGGCATCCAAGGCGTCATTGGCGAGCAGGTCTCGTTCGATGGCGAGACGCTGCGCGGAAATATCAAAGTCATGTCGGAGGCGATGGCGAATCTGATCGCCACCGGCAAAACGGAATTGTCGTGTGGATACCGATGCAGGTACGAGCGAGCCCCTGGCGTTTATGACGGCCAAGCTTACGAGTACGTGCAGCGGGACATCCGCGGCAATCACTTGGCCCTGGTCGACTCCGGTCGCATGGGTCCGGAAGTAGCGGTCCTAGACCAATCAACTGAAACTCAGGAGTTCCCCATGGCTGAACAAGCTGGTAAAGAAGACACGGGCAAAGCCAAGGGGATGACCCTTGAAGAAGCCCACGCGCACCTGCAGACGATCATGCCCATCATCGAAAAGATGAAGGCGCTGGTCGGCGGTGAGGGCGATCCCCCCGAAGCGGTGGGAGATGCCGCGAAGGACGCGGACGAAGAGAAAAAGGACGGCAAAGAAGACGCCAAAGACGGCGACGAAGAGAAGAAGGACGGCGACGAGGCCAAAGACGGCAAGGAAGGCTCCGGCATGGACGCTGCCGCCATCGCGCGCACCGTCGAGCACCGCTTGGCTGAAAAAGCCGCGCTGTACGGCTCCCTGTCCGCTCACGTCGGCGCGTTCGATCACTCCGAGATGGATG